CAGGCGGGAATTACGACATAGCTATAGATATCTTCTCAATGCTATGGGACAGCATCAACGCCAAGCGCGACGGCGGTTTATACGCGTGGGAGCAAAACCCGTGGGTGTGGGTGTACACGTTTGAGCGGATATCAAGGGAGGAAGCGAAGCATGACAAACGAGCAGATTGGTTGGACAAAAGAACAATTGATATCGGGGTTAATAAGCACACAAAAATTCCTTGGTGAAATGTTTGAGGAAAAAGAAAAATGGCGCAAGCGTGCCGAAGCGCTGGAAAGGGCGATTAATAAAAATTGTAAAACTTGCGCATATCATATGGTCGCCAAAAATTATTACCCGTGTGAGAATTGCACAATAAGCAGTGATGAATGGTTATTCGACGAAGAAAGTTTTTCAAAGGAGATTGCTTCTGATGGCGCTGTTTAAGATCGAGGCGTGGAAATGCGAATGGTGCGGGAAATCGTTTGATTCTATTATGCCTATGCATGAGATTGATTGCCGTTATGGTCCACAAGCACGAACATGTGACTCTTGTTTGTTTAACAAAAATGTGGCTTCATCGAATCGTGATAACGAAGCCATTCGTTATAATATCACATATTGCGAGCGTGTAAATTCTGTTTTTAAATATCCTCATGATAAATATTGCCCAAAATGGGAGCGCAATCCGAATTATATGAGCCTACAACAGGAGGTGAAGCTAGATGGATAAGTATAAAGTTTGTGGAACGTGCCTATATCACCTTAATGGCGCAGAAGAATGGGTTTGCGATAATGGCGGGAGTGATGCCTATGGTGAATATACAATGTATTCCGATACGTGCGATGAATGGGAGCGGTTTAATGAGTAATGTAAAAAGCTCTCTGCATATTACAGAGAGCTCCGTCCGGACTGGCGTACTTACTATACGCTTAAACAATGTTCAGTATCCGGACGTATACAGGGAAAACCTGTATGATTAGTATAACTTAAAATTATGGCAACGTCAAGGCAGTATGATTCGGGATATCTCTCCATTTTGGGTTGTTGGCTATATATGATGACCAAATTCTATTGGCTAAAATATCGCTTGCTTGGATCATGTAATTAACCGACGATACACAGTAGGCTACTCTTACATCAAGATTAGAGGTGAAAATTGGCGGATAGTTCTTCTCATAATCATAGTTCACTATACCGTTTCGAAGTTCCTCAAAAACAGACTCCTTAAGAGAGTAATGTCCGTTAGATGCCGTAAGCTGTTCGTCTATACTTATATCTAAAATAGTATCTTCGCACGGTAGTATTTTCTTCAAACGAATTAACTCAATAAGCTTTGCTTTAATAATTCTCTTCAGGGCATAATCTTTATATCTACAGATCGACTTTTTATTACATAACACACGCTCGTACAAGCGTGAAATATCCACTGACACAGAAAGGCTCTGGTAGGATCGCATGGAATTGTATAAAAAGCGCTTATATTTAGGTAAAAGACCATATGCTTTAATTTCATCGGTACGACCGGTGGCCTGTTTAGTTACACGATTTATGCTTTTATATTTACGTTTTGCGTCATTAAGCTCATCTCTGCCAATAAAGACGTATCCGGCATATACAAATCGTCCAGCCTTATCATTCCGGTGAAGTTGTCCAGAATCGTCAAAATAGAAAAAAATATGTTGCAAGGCTTATTCTCCTTAATGAAAGACCGAACCAACGCATTATTAGGTAGCAAGGTATAGCGGTTAAGCGCGAACAGTATACCATGGATAGTTATATGTTAGCAAGACGATTTTGAGGTAAAACATGACAAGGGGACAGGTGTCATGAATTATTCATACGTAGGAGGATGTGCCGATGTTCCACTGCCCTGAATGTTACGGCGATACACGCGTTATTGACGTGCGTGAATCCGATATCGGTATAAGGCGGCGGCGCGAATGCGCGGATTGCGGGTGCAAGTTTGGCACGACCGAGGTTTCGGATGGGGATACGGAGATACCGAAGGAGCGCGTTGAGTGTAAGGAGCGCGGTATGAGCGAAACGGTCGTGCAGGTTTGCAAGGATTGCAACGTTGTGTTCGAAACACCGCACGCTGAGTTGGATTGGCTGATACAGCGTGACTTGAAGCCGTACACCAGGTGTAAGCGTTGCCGCATGAAGCGCAGGTATCAGCAGTTGGTGGAAGTAGGGCAAATGCCGGTGGGTGTAACGGAAGAGGAGTATATACAAAAGCACGTGAACGTGGGGACGGTGTAACATGTATATCGACAGCTTTTTAGAGGGGATTATTGTGACGCATTTATCCTACGCGATCCTGTTTATCGGCATGATGATCTATCAGTACAGCAAGAGAAAACACAAGGGTTCATAAGCATATTTTTTGAAAACCCGTATATCGGTTGACAGGGAAGGCGATCCATGTATTGTTGTATTGTAACAATATGTGGCCTTTTTTACGTTGAGGGGTACAGATGATTGTACAAGATATATCCGTATCAGGTATCAAGCCGTATGACAAAAACGCCAAAAAGCATACGGAACGGCAGATAGCGCATATCTCCAAGAGCATTGAGGAGTTCGCGTTTACACAGCCGTTGGTGATTGATGAGAACGGGATCATTATCATCGGCCATGCGCGGTTTGAGGCGGCGAAAGCGAGCGGGTTTGAGAAGGTTCCCTGTGTGGTCGTGACCGATTGGAGCGAGGAGAAGAAAAAGGCTTGCCGGTTGGCAGATAACCAGATGAACACGGAGACCGGGAACAGCCAGCGCTTGCTGAAAGGTGAATTGAAGTCGCTGTTTCGCGATATCGATATGGGAAAATTCGGGTTTGATTTGGATAATATATTCAAAGCGCCTCCACCCGCGGGGTATAAGCAGACCAGGAATTTTGGCAACTTCTTTAAGATGCCGCTTGATATAGGCACTAACGAATGGGGCATTCCGGAAACAAAGCCGTTCCGGGGAAACTTAAAGGGTATAGAATGGGTCTCTTTCGGGGAGAAAGCAAGGGTTAAAGACTTTTCGAATGTAGGCATACATTTTTACATAGACGATTATAAGTTTGAAACCGTTTGGAACCTGCCGGATAAATGGATGGATATGTTTTTGAAATGTAAGACGGTTGTAACGCCGGACTTTAGCAACTATACGGACATGCCGAAAGCGCACCAACTATGGAACCACTACAGGAGGCAATGGTGCGGCAGGTATTGGCAGGATCGCGGCGTCAATGTTGTTTCAAGCCTGTCGTGGGCGAATGGTCAACTATTTGACTTTTCGTTTATGGGCATACCGAAGGGAACGACCGTAGCGACGTCCTTTGTCGGCGACTCGATAGACAAGGAACAGTCGATAGACGAGTTACGCACGGCGATTGAGGTGGTCGCGCCGCACGCGGTGTATATCAAGTGCAATAGCGTTGATGAAAGGGCGTTGCGGGAAAGCGGGATTCAGTTTAGCCGGATGCCAAATTATGAGTGGAAGTGATTGGATGCCGAAAGGGTCGAGTGGAACTCAATATGGCTCAATAGGTAGCCCGGTAAGCTATAAGAATATGGAACTTGCCGGTCATGCGGTTATGAGCATTGCTGCAAAAGTGATTGAAAACACGATTGCACGTTTACCAAGCCTAAAACCATTTTTAAATTTGACCGAATTTAATCAGGCTGATATTGACACAAAAGGGGTATTAGGGTTTTATGACACGGTTAATAAAAATATTGTGATTGGTAATTTTACAGTGTCAAAATGGGTTGGAAATAGTAAAAGCGGCTTAGCGGTTCCAACATTGCAAGGAATAGTGGCTCATGAAATTGGGCATGGGTTGTCTTATCACGCACAACAGGGATTTAGAGATGTTGAGCGAATATTATCTATAGCGAGATCTCGGTATAATCGTGGCAACCCGGTTAAGTTGAGCGCAACAGATTTCGCAAAGACTATATCACGGTATGCGTCTTCAGGTAGCCATGAGACTTTTGCTGAAGCATTCGCAGATTGGTCTGTTAACGGTATACATGCAAAGGCAGCAAGCTTGGCGATCATCAGGGCATGGGAAAGCAGGAGGTAATTATATGGCAGTTGATTCAAAAATTCTTAATAGCAAATATGTAATATCGGATGAAAAAGGTTACCGCAAGGGCTTTGGTTATAAGCTTAGACCAGACGCACCAGATAGTGTTAAAAAGGAATTCGCTGAGTTTAAAGCCGCGCATAAGGCGGTAAATGAAATGGCGAAAACGCGTAAAAAATAGTTATTTCGCGATAGATAAATGGGCATAGATAAAGACTATAAATACGAAAGGGAGCTATGCCTTACGGACGCGGACAACACCCTAACAGTTTAAAAAATTTATATAAATCCGTTCCCTTTACCGTTGAAACAGCGTTGAAACATGGTCGAAACGGCGGTCTTGCAGCGCAACCAAAGCTGAAAGAGATTCAAACATCGAAAGAGATTATTCAACAGATTTTGGCGGGGAGAGTTCCGGTAGAATCCGCAGATGAAATGCTTGACAGGCTAGGTTATGAGCAAACGGAACGAAACGCGAAAGCGGCCATGTTCATGGGTTTGTACTTAGAGGCGACAAAGGGCAACCATCATACGGCTGAATATCTCCTTTCTTTCGTGCAAGACGCGTTGGCGGGGGCCGTTGAGCCAGACGGAAATGACGGATACAAAGAGCTTCCGGGGCGCGCGTTTGGAGGGGAGTTTTCGGACGTAAACCGATGGATCGACCAAAGGCGTTATTATCAGTTCGACTTCAAGGGCGGGCGCGGCTCCCTGAAATCATCGTTTTGCAGCCTGAAACTCATCGACTTGATTATGACCAATCCTACATGGTGCGCGTTGGCGGTAAGGCAGGTAAAGGAAACGCTGAAGGATTCGGTATACAGCCAGATTGTATGGGCTATAGATGAATTAGGGCTTACGGATAAGTTTAAGTGTACCAAAAACCCGATGGAGATAAGGCGGATTTCCACGGGGCAGATTATCTACTTCCGGGGAATGGACGATCCCATGAAGATTAAGTCGCTTCGCCCTCCGAACGAGATGCATATCGGCGTGCTGTGGGTGGAAGAGGCGGATCAGTTACACGGGGAGGACGCGTACCGGAACGTATTGCAATCGGTCATTCGCGGCGGTGATTTTACGTATATATTCCGGTCGTACAATACGCCCAGGTCGAAGTTGCATTACCTAAATAAGCAGGACTTGAAACCGGATCCGTCGCTGTACGTCCATCATAGCCATTTCACGGAAGCCCCAAAGGAATGGCTAGGCAGTAAATTCTTTGAAATCGCTGAAAGGTTGAAAGAGACGAATTACACGGCCTATCAGCATGAGTATGAAGGGTTGGCCGTGGGAAATGGGGCATCTGTATTTGAGAACGTTCGGTTTGAGACGATTACGGATGAGGACATTGAGCGGTTTGACCGTTGCTACTATGGTATTGACTGGGGCTGGTATCCCGATCCATGGCATTTTTGCGAGTGCTATTTCCATATGGGCAGCCGGACGCTTTATATATACGGAGAGAAGCGATACCACAAGGCGAGCAACGCGTTTCTGGCGGAGCAATTGGACAGTTGGAAGGATGTGCGGATTACAGCGGATAGCGGCGGCGAGGGCATGAAGAGCATCGCGGATTTTTTTGACCGGGGGTTTGACATGCGGCCGGCCATTAAAGGGCCCGGATCCGTGGATTACTCGATGAAATGGCTTGCCTCGCTGAGCGCTATCATTATCGATAACAGGCGTTGCCCGCATACGGCAGAGGAATTCCAGCTATACGAGTATGAGCGCGACAAAGACGATGAGGTTATCAGCGGGTATCCGGACAGGAACAACCACGCCATAGACGCGGTGCGGTACGCGCTTGAAGAGGTTTGGAAATGGAGGGGGCAATGATGTATGAACGTGTTTCAGCGCGTAAGAAGGTGGTTTTGGAATATGTTTAGTCACAAAGGAATTGAAGACGCGTTTGGGATAACGCTAACGCTCGATCCGGTGATCGTTGGCCGCCAGGAGACATGGCGCAATGTGGCGCTGGGTACGGCCCCATGGAATAACGACGATACACCAAGCCTAAACTTACCCAACGCGATAAGTACTCGGGTAGCGCGGAAGGTGGTTCCGGGGCTGAAATCCGAGATATCCGGCAGTGAAAGGGCCGATTATTTGCAAGCGCAATATAAGGATGTGCTTGCGGAGCTTGAAAACGCGGTGATCGCGGTATGCGACGGCGGGGAAATCATATTCAAGCCGTACATGTTAACAGACGGGCTTTCGGTGACGGTATCGGAAACGGATTGTTATTGGCCTATCGCGTATGACGTTAACGATAAGCTGATAGACGTGGTTTTCGGCGCGCAATTGAAAAAGGAGAAGACTGTTTATACGTTGCTGGAGCGGCATACCTATGACGAAAGCACGCGAACGCATGAGATTGTATACCGCGCTTTCAAATCGGAGCAAGCGGAGAGGGAGTTCACGCCAGATAATATGGGTAAGCCCATACCCGTTACGGATGTAGGGGAATGGGCGCACTTGACGGACATTGTTATCCATGATATTGAAAACCCGCTGTTCGTGCATTTTAAGCTGCCGTCCAAGGACGCGGGGAAAGCTTTGAGCCGCTACGGAGCGCCGATATGGGCAAAGTCCATAGAGATGATCCGCAAGGCCGATCAGCAGGAGGCGCGTACGGATTGGGAGTTTGAAGGCGGGGAGCTCGCCATTGACGCGAGCGTTGAAATGTTCAAGCCGTCCGGTACGGCGAAGGGCGGCGAAAAGCTACCGCCGCAACTGCCGAAGGGGAAAGAACGGCTGTACCGTACTTTGTACGCCCAGTCCGGTGATTTTCAGATGCAGGTATTCAGCCCGCATTTGCGGATCGCGGAACACAATATGCGCACGAACGATATCAAACGGACGATTGAGTTCCAGTGCGGGCTATCCTACGGACAAATCAGCGACGCGGGCGGGCAGGACAGGACGGCGGAAGAGTTTAAGGCGAGTAAGGATAACTTTTTCAGCACGGTTAGCGGGATACAGCAAGCGTTGCAATTCGCGCTTGACAGGCTGATTTACTCGTTTGATATACTGGCCGATTTGCAAGGCGTGGTACAGGGCGGCTATGAGGTATCGTATACCTGGGATGACTCAATCATGGCCGACAGGGAAAAGGAATTTGATGAACGGCTCAGGGGACAGGCGGCGGGATGGCTTGACCGCGTGGAAAACCGGGCGTGGTATTTGGGCATAGATGAAGACAGCGAAGAAGCGACAAAGATCCAACAGCGGATAGAAGAGACGCAAGATGAATTTGACGGGGTGAGGTAATGCTCCCGCCGAATTTCCTGGTTAACAATATCGACAGGATTACACAGTTGTACAGCGGGTTGCATACGGCGATTCTGGTCGATATCGTTAAGCACATGAGGGACGCGGTATACGCGCTGGGTGAAACGCGGCTGAGCGTTACGGCGCGGTATCAGGTGGAACGCTTGAACCATGCCGGTATGCTCCGTGAAGATATGGTGAGGCGGATCGCCAGGTATAACAGCCTGGGAAGAGAAGAGGTAGAACGGCTATTCGAGGCGGCGAATATCCAAACGCAAAAAGCTGACGCCTCCGTATACGAAAAGGCGGGGCTTGACCCCATCCCGATCTACCAATCGGAGCGGATGTTGGGCATACTGAAGGCAGGGGTCAGCAAAGCGCTTGGTGATATAGAGAACTTTACCGGGTCTACGGTAGCGACGGCGCAACACTGGTTTTTGAACGCCACAAACCTTGCGTATAACAAAATTATATCCGGCGCGTTCAATGTTCAAGATTCCCTGGCGCAATCGGTTGACGAATTGGCGAAAATAGGCATATACTCGTTGGAGACGGCAACCGGCAAGAAAATAGGGCTTGAAGCCGGGGTCCGCAGGGCCGTTTTGACAGGGGTTAACCAAACCGCAGGAGAAATAGTAAGCCAGACATTATTGGAATTAGACGCCGATTTATGCCGCGTATCCGCGCACCTTGGGGCCAGGAACAAGGGGGAAGGAATCGCGAACCATGAATCATGGCAGGGAAAGATATATTCACTTAAAGGAAAAACAGCACTATACGAAGACTTTACGGACGCTTGCGGGTACGGCAAGGTGCTTGGCATTTACGGCGCGAATTGCAGGCACTCCCATGGCGTGTACATTGAGGGCGTTTCGCCGGATAAGTATGACGAAGGCCAGCTAGACGAATGGGCGAACGCAACCGTTCCGTATAATGGAAAAGAAATACCATATTATGACGCGACCCAGATGCTTCGGGGGTTAGAAGCGGCTGAGCGCAAGTGGAAGCGGAGATTGAAGATGAAAGAGGCCGCTTCTTTGGACACGTCAATTGAAGAAATCAGGATTGAAGAGTATCAGCGGGAAGTTCTGGAATTTACGAAGCAAACCGGCTTGACGCGCCAGTACATACGGGAGCGGATAGGCGGTGAGTGATATTTATCCGTTTGCCGAAACGGAACAAGGATACCCGCGCCTGCTGAAGCGGGATATGGTTACCGGACGTATAACCGGATGCTGTTACCGGACATATAACCGGAGGAGGCTTATCTATGTATAACAAGTATCCATTTGCGCGGTTCTTTTACACGGCGAATGACGGCGGATCCGGAACGGACGGCGGCTCAACCCAACCGGTTAACAACGCGCCTGGCCCAACAGCGCTGGATGAGACGAAACCGGGTGCGGATCCACCCGCTGACCCACCGAAAGAGAAGAAATACACAGACGACGACATGAGCGGCATCGCTAAGAAAGAAGCGGAAAAGGAAAAGAAAAAACTGCTTCAAAAGCTGGGCGTTACCGACGAAAAGGATTTGCAAGGCATCATTGACACGCTGACCGCCGCGAAAAAAGCGCAGGTCGAAAATGAGACCCCGGATCAGACGGTTGTCAGGCTGTCCACGGAGTTGCAAACCGCGCAACAGACCATCGCGGCTCTGACGCAAAAGATAACGGCGTTTGAGAATACGGAATTCCTCAAAGGGTTGAACGTGTTTGATGACGTGGATATCCCCGCCCAATGCACGCATATCGCGCGGTTGGCCGCTGACAACGGAGAGTCCTTTGAGGAAGCCGCGAAAACGTACATCAAAGACAGGCCGAAAAAGCCTGAAAAGGTTCCGGCGACCGCTACGTTCGGGGGGACGGGGAAGACGCCGCTTGCGCCTACCGATCGGGAGGCGTTGCAAGTAGAATGGAACGCAGCTAAAAAAAGCAAAGATTGGGCCAATATGGCGAGATTGACCCGCTTGGCCGGACAAAAAGGTATTCAACTTAAAGAGTAAAGGGGTTTTGTAAATGCCAGCTACGTTATCTACCGTGGACAATTATGACGGTATGCTTTATACACGCGTGGATGAGGCTACGCGCTTCGTTGACGCTATTTATTCCAGAGGCAAGGGAAATGGGCGCACGGTAACACAATCGCTGGAATTTGTTCTTTCCAGCGGTTACAGTATGGAAGCGCCGGAACAGCCTGAAATTTCCGAAGTTGACTCCATGACGGCGCCGTCCCCTGAGACAACGGAACGCGATCAGGAGTACAACGTTGTACAGATCTTTCAAAGGTCGGTTGACGTTTCATACGTTAAACAGTCAAACCGTGATATGTTGGCCGGGGTCCACAACGCGGGGCAATCGAATAACGTTCCTAACGAGCTTGATTTCCAGATTGGGCGGCGTATCGCGCAAATGAAGTTGGATTTGAATTATACGCTGATTAACGGCGTATACCAGTACGTTAAGGGAAGCGAAACGGATGCTCTTAAGACACGTGGAATCCTTGAGGCGATCGTGACGAATCTTTTTGATAATGAAGGCGATCCGCTCACGCCGGGGGTTATTAGCGACGCGATTATGAACGCCATCGCCAACGGGCTCGATCCAACAGCCCTTGAGATTTGGTGCAACCCGGCGATGTTGGACAATATCACAGCCTGTTATGCGGCGTTACCGGGATCCACGCTTCCCGCTACACGCACCGAGGGCGGTATGGCATATGTACAGATCATGACGCCTTACGCGATGCTCAACGTCAATTGGGAGCCAAAAATACCAAACAAAAAACTGCTTTTTGTCAATATGTCGCAAATGGCCGTAGCAGAGAAACCGTATTATGACGAAAACGGCCAGTTGAAAGGCGTGCTGTTTTATGAACCGTTGGCGAAGGTGGGCGCATCTGAACGTGGGCAGATTTACGGCGAGCTCGGATGCGATTACGGCGCGGAATGGCATCACATTCTGATTGACAACTTGGCGTAACGTTCTATGAGTAAGTTTATCATGAAAGGTTGATTGCGATGTACAAAAAGGGTAAGGACGGCAAGTTTACCAAACTAGCCGGTAAGAAGCCGGTAAATAAGAAGGCGGATCCGTCACAAGCGCTTGAAGCAAAGATAACGGAGTTACAAGGCGCTCTAAAAGATCGAGACGCAACGATTGAGGTGCTTAAAAAGGCCGTAGCGGATCGGGATGCGGAGCTTGCCAAACTACAACCAAAAGCATGATGGGAGGGCGGCGGAATGGCGGCGTTTGCGACCGTAGATGATTACCAGGAATGGCTTTCCGGGCGCGAAGGCACTATTCCGCTTGCCGAGTTCGACTTTTGGGCCAAGCGGGCAACCGAGGAGATAAACGCCGTAACGTTTGGACACGCCGGAGAGCTTGAGGAGCCAACGGAAGCGGTGATAAGCGCCACCTGCGAGTATGCCGAATTCCTGCTCGCCACACACGGGCGTGAAAACATCGCTTCCATATCCGTAACGGGCCATAGCATCTCATTTGACAGGCAAAGCAAGGATGGCGTCAATATGCTTCGGCGGTTGCTAGCCAACACGGGATTATTGTACAAAGGGGCTTGTGATTGATGTTCCCGCTCGACCAATACCGCTCTTCCGTTACCGTGTTTACGCCGTTTTATTCTGGGGAAAAGAAGGCGTGGCGGTTTTATCGCACGGTTCTGAAGCGCTGCTTCTGGAAAGAGGATAGCATAACGGTAACGAAGGCGGGCGGCGTATCCGCGCCGGAAAGCGTCGAGATAAACATACCCATCATGTACAACCTTAGCTATGTGAACCGGGTACAATGGGCAAAGTACGCCAATGAGCCGCCGCTTGTCGCTTGGAGTATTTGTACTGGCGGCGAGACGGAGCGATCCATCATTTTGCGGGGGAAGGCGAGTATGCCGGAATTGGAAGAATGGGCTTCCCGTGACGCCTTTGAACGGCTGATTATCGACTTGCGGCGGGGAACCGGGCAGGAGCGCAGGGAGCCAACGGACGTGAACGAGATCCTATTCGGGCCGCTATACATGCGCCGGATCATCGTTCAGTGCTGAGGTGATGGGATGGCCTTACAAAACATGAATGTCACGGCACGTAACGCAAGCGTAAAGTTGCAATGGGATCCGCGTTTCGCGGCCAACGCGGGGAACGC